GATGCTAATTCTATGTATGAAGCTACAGATGATGACCCAGTTTATTATTTCTTTAATAATCAGATAGTGATTATACCTGATTCTACAGCCTCGGCTGCAAGTTATACGTATTATATTCCAGAATATTCTTTAAATAGTTTAACTAGTGGTAGTCGTATAGATAAATTCCCTAATCAATATTATGAACATGTGTTATTATATGCATCGTTTATGATTTTAGGCAGACAATTATTAAACTTAATTCAAGAGACTACCTCTGATACTACATTATCTATGGACGTAATATCTAAGATGATGAATAATGATAAACCTGATAGTGGTGGAGATGTATGGGATTATTTAATCGATGAAGATACTGAAATGACTCAGGCTACATTACAGGCTATTGCTGGGGCAATGTCTATAACAAAAGAAAAATATGATTGGTACAATGCAAGAATGGGTGATATACGAGGACAGTATATAGCTAAATTTGCAATACCAGGTAAAGGAGGAAAAGCTTAATGTCATCATTATTAGGTGAAGCAATTAGTACGACATATCCACTATTATTAAAGGTAAATGAAGATGGTATAGATGGGACATTGAGACCTATAGAAGATGGTCTTGGTGAAGATTCAGCATTACTACTTGCTACAACGGGTATTAAATCATCAGGAACTTTAACAGTTGTAGGAATAACTACATTGGCAGCTACATCATTCGGAGAGGCTAATATAACTAATGTAGGAGATATTGCTTTAGATAGTATAAGTGCCGATGGTACAGATATTAATGTTGCAGTGTCTGATAATTCTGCAACAGCTTTAACAATTAAACAGGGCAGTGATTCTTATTTAATAGTAGATACTGCAAATTCAAGTGAATCTATTACGCTGGGTGGTGTTAGTGGGACAGCAATTACTCTTGGTCATGAAACTTCTGAGACAACAGTATCTGACAATTTAACGGTTACTGGAACGACTACTTGTAATTCTAATTTAATTGTACCAGGAGATGATATTATTATTGGTGGCAGTGATGATGCGGGTGATAAAACAGTACAATTTAGACATGATGCTGTTGCTACTATTATTGGTATTGATGATACACATGATGCATTTATAATCAATACAGATAGTGCTTTTGATGGCACTCTTGCAAATAATTCTTTTTCAATAGATGCTTCTCATAATATCATAGGTGCTGGTAATTTAACTATTGCAGGCAATTTAGATATTGATGGTCTTTCTAATTTAGATGCTGTTGATATAGATGGGGCTGTTCAAATAGATAATACTGTGACCGTAGGTGTCAATGAAGCTGGTAGAGATGTAAAATTTTATGGAGCAACTTCGGGACAATATATGCTATGGAATCAAGCGACCGATGAGTTGGTATTAACAGGAGATAGTAAATTATCATTTCATGATGCTGCGGGTGGAGAAAATATTGTAGCTTCATCTAATGGCCATTTAGAAATTAATGCAGGAACTACTTTAGATATCACAGCTCCTACAATAGATATTAATGCGGCAACGTCAATTCAAGTAGATGGAGAAATAACAGTAGGTGTTGATGATGCAGGTTATGATGTTAAGTTTTTTGGTAATACTGCTGGGGCTTATTTTGAATATGATGTTTCTCATAATCGAGTAAATTTAGTAGGCAGTGATTTAGCAGAAACTAATTTAGTAATGACGGGTACTACTGATATTCCTATTAGGTGTACCAGTGCTGACACAGCTTGTATGGTATCAGTAAAAGATAATAATTCATCTAGTGATGCTGGTATGATTACATATGGTGAAAATGGTAGTACGAATGATAAATTAGACTTCAGAACTAATAATATAAGTAGATTAAGTATGGATGAATCTGGTTTATACAACTATCAAGTTGCTATAGAAAGTGTAACAGATGACGACGCGTTAGTAGGTGGTACTGCAAATAGCCCCCGAAGTGACTCAGGTAAACTATTCGTTTTTGCTGACGCCGGAGCAGTTTTAACCTTACCAGATTCAGGTGCAGGGGATATAATTGGAACACATTTTAAGTTTTATTCTAATTTTCAGGGAACGGGACAAAAAGTTGTCTGTGCTGATACGACCAATGAAAAACTGTATGGTAATTTAGTTTCAGTACATACTGATGATGATTCTGCTGCTGCAGTCCCATGGAATGCTGCCGCTGGTGATAGTTATTCATCTGTCAACTTTAATAGTGTTGCTCAAGGTGAACCAGGAAGTTGGTTTGAAGTTATAAATATAGCTGTTGATGTATGGCATATTACAGGAATTGTTAATCAAAGTGGTGGTTCTGAAGCAACCCCATTTGCAACAACTTAATTGTAATAATTAAATAGGAGGAGTAATGCCTAAAAAAGAAGAAGTAAAAGAAGTAATAGAGCAACCAAGCAATAAAGAGGTAATTGAAAATTTACAGACTCAGTTGAAAGATTATAGGGAAAAAGCTGAGTATTTTAAAATAATGTCAATTAAAGCAGAAGGAGCACTTGAGATACTAGGACAATTGAATTTAGAGGACTCAAAATGACACAATTAGAATTAATAGAGTTAATACAGCAACATCATCCTGGAATGGGACATAAAGCTATACGTTCTGGATTAAATAGAGCACAGAATGATTATTGTGCTCGTACTGACTTAATGAAAAAGACGTATACACAAACCTCTACTGCTGGTCAAAGATATTACGCACTTGATGAAGATATTTTAAGAATTATTAAAGTACAAATTAATGATGTTGATATTCCTCGTTTAATAGGTAATCCAATTATTGATGACGATGAATGGGATGGTGAGACGGGATTAACTGCATCAAGTTCTTCTTCTAATGATAGATATTGGTATGAGGATGTTGATAGAATAGGCATAGTAGAAAAGGTAGTGAATGCTGTTACCAGAGATGGTAAAACTAGCAATTACCAATCTATTTCAGAAGTAAAAGAAATGAGAATACATGCTATTTCACAGGCTACTGATTTCACTTCTTCTATGATATTTAGTTCTGAATTACCAAAGCAATTTCATGAAGCATTGGTTAATAAAGTAATTTCTGATGTATATTTAATACCACCAAATAAAGATATGGATTCTCATAAAATATTCTATACAAAGTATATGGATTTTGTAAAATCAGGAAGAGCATATGCTAGGTCACATAGAATTGAAAGTGCAACTATTAGGCCGGTATATTTTTAATGGCCTATTTAACTCAATATAGTAGATGGGTAGAATCGTCACTTACAAGAGAAGAGATGTCTAGTGGGACTTTATTATCTACAACTTCTAATTTAAAAGATGGATTGGTATATGGATTTCCTGGCAAAACTGCTTTGGAGATTATATCTTCTGCTATTGTTGATTTAAATACATCTTTTTGGAGGCCTGGAGATGTGATAACATTCTCGAGAAGTTCAGGTAGTAGTGGTAGTGCCAATATAGATTTAAATGGACCTGATGGAGCTTATACTAAACATTGGAAAATATTAGGTATATTTGATTCGGATATAGCTGGTAGAGAATGGATAATAATAGATAGAAAACATACTGAAGGAACGGTTACTGAAGGTAGTGGAGGAAACTCTATTTGTTTTGTTTTTGGATATAATCAGTATGGCGAGACTTGGTCGCGTACAGCAGAAGTGTGGAGCGTAACAACTGACGTATGGAGGGACCCCCCGGACTTATCATTGGGGGTGCAACAGGGTCAATGGACAGAAGAAACTTAACAAAAAAAGGAATAATATGATAAATGATACTTTAAAAACAACATTAATAGGAACAGGTTCTGCCGGAGTTATTTTAACTGGGTGGTTACCTGATGTAGTAGCAATTGTAGTTGGTGCATTAACTATTATACATTTGTTAATTAAGATTTATAAGGAAGTTAATGATAAAGGAGTATAATGAGTAAAATAGTCGGATTTGTAATGAAAAATATCATGACCGAATCTTTAGTTAAGAAGATTGTCGGTGTTCTTGGAGATTATCTAGTGAATAGTACTAAAAATACATTAGATAATAAATTGTGGAATGAAGTAAAAAAGAAACTTGGAGTCTAATACAGATATGATTATATTAGAAGACCTTATTGTTGATAATAAAGCTGATAGTGTTGTTGAATCTATTGGTGTTGATGGAGAGGAAAGCTTTGATAAAAAACCAAAGTTATGTACTCATTGTAAGTCATCTAATATTGAAGCAATAGAGGTATTGGGAGCAATTGATGAACCGATTTTATGGGGGTGTCTAAAATGTGATGCCCTCTTTCTGAAGTTCACACGCAGTAAAACTGAAGTTTTACTTGCTAATGCGATGGGTCTTTGGACATCTCCTCTTGATTGGGGATACTTAGACAGGGACCTATTCAGTTAGGAGTTTTTTGATATGGCTAGTAGCGACAAAGGTGTCGTCAAGCGTGCAATAGTTACGCCTGATAAACATGCACCTTTACACGATAAGAAAGCTATTAACGTAGTAAAACAGGCAATTGAGATAGTAAAGCCTGATATATACGTTGATTTAGGAGATTTAGGTGAGTTTAGTGGTTGTTCACATTGGCAATGGAAGAGGAAGAAAAAACCACCTTTAGAATATATATTGCCAGAAGTGAAGAAAGATATTAAAGGAGTAAACGATTTACTTGATGATATCGATGAATCACTAGATAAAGCAGGAGTGAAGACTAAGCATATATGTGCTGGTAATCACGATGAATGGCTGGATATGTTTAATGCCGAACATCCATATTTAGATATGTCCTTTGAAAAAGCAGGGAAGTTTAAAGAACGTGGTTATAAATATCACGCTCCTGGTGAGTATCTAAAGATAGGTAAGTTATATTATTACCATGGACATCATTTTGGTGGACAATATCATGCTGCGAATCACTTAAGAAAACTTGGTTGTAATATCATATACGGTCACCATCATAGTTTACAACAAGATACAGTGACACATATGGATGGACCAAAATCAGCCTGGAGTTTAGGTTGCTTAAAAGATATGAGTAGTGAGCAAAATAAATGGTTAGGTGGAAGACAGCATAATTGGGCACATGCCTTTGCTGTAGTAGATTATTATAAGGGTGGTAGATTTACCGTTCATGTAATACAAATAATAGATGGAAAAGCCTCCTTATGGGGCGAACTAATAAAAGGATAGATTATGAAAGGCTTATTAAAATGGATAAGTGGGCAAGGCAAGCAAAAAAAGCAAGCTCAGGAAGAATTTTATAATCAAGTAAATGCTATGTTTCCTACAGAGGCACATGCACATACTGCTGAACGGATGCAGAATATGCTTCCTCGAGGAGATATGAATCCTGGTCAGTATAATTGGGCGGGTTATTCTAATCCTTGGCAGATGTCACAACCTGCTTGGACTGATATGATGTCTATGCAAGAAGGGTTATCTCCTGAAAATGTTTCTCAATTACATAGTGATTATTATAAAATGAATAATTTACCAGATGTATTAAATACACCTAAGAATATTGATATGTTAATTAAAGCTGCATCATACGATAAATATGATAAATATTAATGGACCCAATACAAATTATAGAAGAATTTGGGATACCTGTTGCCGTGGCAATGGCTTTCGGGTTTTTTATATGGAAACAAAATAAATATATCCAAGATGATTTAACGAAAGATATTCATCAAAAGTTTAATAGATTAGAAGGAATTATTATTAAATTGATAGACCAACAAAAGAAAATGCAGATAGAACAACGTGGTATTGTAAAATCATATCAAACTCTAATTGATATTATAACACGTCTATTTAAAAGAGGTAGAGATGCCTAAACAGGTATTAAAATTATCTAAATTTCATGGAGGACTTAATGAAGGAGCAGACCCTCGAGATATTCGTGATGAAGAATTTGAAACGATTATTAACTTTAATGTCAATACTCTAGGAAAGATTAAATTATTAGGCGGAGTAAATGGAGCTGAACATGAATCAACTCAGGAGATTGATGGAGTTGATGTTCATGAATTTAGTAGTGCCGTAGGAACACTAACTACAGGGTATGGATTATTTTCATTTTCGTCTGATTATAAAATGTTATCTAATGATACTACCGATGAAAACGCGGTACTCAATGGAGAGATGTTAGATGGTACTTCTAGTACATTAGTTCCAGCTAAATATTTAATGTTAGGTCATGATAATGGGGCTAATGCTTTAGTACATATATTTCAAAAACTTTCTGATACTGATTTATGT